TGTTCATATAATATACTTTTATAAAAAGTAATAAAGTATTTTAATCTTTTAATCTTTTTATAAAATGGACTTAAAATTAAACTAACAAATATAATAAAATGGAAACACTCGGAATGCGCGTTACAAAAAGAAATGGCCAATTAGAGGATATTGCGTTCGATAAAATATTAAGCAGAATCAGAAAACTAGGTCTAGAAGCGAATATTAGCATAAATTACCCGCAACTAACAATGAAGGTTATCGAACAGTTGTATGACGGCATCTCGACAACAAAAATCGATGAATTAGCTGCTGAACAATGTGCTGCTTTATCCACATTGAATCCAGATTATGGTACACTCGCTGCTAGAATAGTAGTCTCTAATCATCAGAAAAATACGGATGCTAGTTTTTCCGCCATTGTAATAGAATTATATAATTTCACAAATTCCAAGGGTGAGGAAAAACCGCTTTTAGATGACTCGTTTTATGATTTTGTTATAAATAACGTACATGTTCTTGATAATATGATTGATTATAATCGTGACTATTTAATCGATTATTTCGGTTTCAAAACATTGGAAAGAGCCTATTTGTTTAGACATGATAACAAGGTTATAGAACGCCCACAGCATATGTGGATGCGCGTTGCCGTTGCGATTCATCACCAATCAGCCAACACCGATCAATCATTATCATTAATAAAGGAAACTTATGATTTAATGTCTTCAAAATACTTCACACATGCGACTCCTACGTTGTTTAATGCTGGCACACCTAGACCTCAGCTTAGTTCGTGCTATCTTATAGGTATGGAAGACGACAGCATCGAGGGCATTTTTAATACACTTAAGGATTGTGCGCAAATTTCCAAATGGGCTGGAGGAATTGGTCTTCATATTCACAATATTCGCGCAAAGGGTAGTCATATTCAAGGCACAAATGGCTCATCTAATGGAATTGTGCCGATGTTGCGCGTATTCAATAATACAGCTCGTTATGTAGACCAAGGAGGCAATAAACGTAATGGATCTTTTGCGATTTATGCCGAGCCATGGCACGCGGATATTCACGACTTCTTGGAACTCAAGAAAAACCACGGTGACGAAGAGTTGAAAGCCCGTGACCTATTTTATGCTCTGTGGATACCAGATTTGTTTATGGAGCGCGTAAAAGAAAAGAATGGTTCATGGTCACTCTTCTGTCCAAATGAATGTCCCGGACTCAGTGACTGCTGCGGCGAAGAATTCGTAAAACTGTATACAAAGTATGAGGCTGCTGGAAAAGCCAGAGCAAAAGTATTAGCCCGCGACTTGTGGGTAAAAATATTAGACGCACAAATGGAGACTGGTACGCCTTATTTACTGTATAAGGATGCGGCGAATAAAAAGTCAAACCAGCAAAACTTGGGCACTATTAAAAGCTCGAATTTGTGTGTGGTACCGGAAACGCTTGTACTAACCGATAATGGACACTTACCCATTGGTGGTCTTGAGAATCAATTAGTCAACGTTTGGAATGGGTCCGAGTTTTCAGAGGTTACGATAAAGAAAACGGGAACAGACCAAAGGATTATCAAGGTGGTTTGTAGACCTTCTGCCTTTTCACTCAAAAGTTATAAATCAATTGAGTGTACTCCTTATCACAAGTTTTATGTTTCTGTAACAGAGAAGGTATATGGTGACTACGATTGTTTACAAGAAGTGACATATGTAAAACAAATTGATGCGCAAGATTTGAGGCTAGGAATGCGTTTGATTGGATGTAATATGCCGACAAGTAATTCAGATGAATCTTATGAATACATGGAAGTCGTGAGTTTATCCGATTTCGGACGTCAATCGGATACCTATTGTTTTACGGAGCCGAAACGCCACATGGGAGTATTTAATGGTATTCTAACGGGTCAGTGTACTGAAATAATTGAATACTCGGATGAAAATGAAACCGCGGTTTGTAATTTAGCATCGATCGCTTTGCCCGCGTTTGTAAATTCGGAAACAAAACAATTTGATTATGATGCGCTACATAAGGTAGTCAAAACCGTAACGTATAATTTGAATCGGGTCATTGATATCAATTTCTATCCAACAGAAAAAACAAAGCTCAGCAATTTACGGCATCGTCCTATTGGACTAGGTGTTCAAGGTCTAGCAGATACATTTGTTTTAATGGATATCGCGTTTCATTCTGAAGTAGCGAAAGAAATTAATAAACAGATTTTTGAAACGATTTATCATGCGGCTTTAGAGAAAAGTAATGAAATGGCGATTGAAAGAAAGCTGGAATATAAGGAGTTAAAAGATTTTCAAAAAATGCGTTTGTTAATTGGTAGAGAAATTTTCTTACCAGAAAAGGTAATCGGCGCCTATAGCTCTTTTGTTAATTCGCCCGCATCCAAAGGCATTTTACAATTCGATATGTGGAATGTAACGCCATCGAATCGTTATGATTGGGCTTCGTTAAAAGATTCTATTGTTAAGAATGGACTAAGAAATTCTTTGCTCGTCGCGCCAATGCCCACTGCGTCCACATCACAAATTCTCGGATACAATGAGTGTTTCGAACCGTTTACAAGCAATATATATAGTAGACGTACCTTAGCCGGCGAGTTCGTAGTAGTAAACAAATATTTAATGAAAGAATTACTACAATTGGGTTTGTGGAATGAACAAATTAAGAACAATATCATTCAAAATAAGGGTTCTATTCAACAATTGACTAATTTGTCAGAACACATACGTAATAAGTATAAAATTGTATGGGAAATTCCTATGAAACATGTAATTGATATGTCGGCGGACAGAGGCGCATTTATTTGCCAAAGCCAAAGTTTGAATTTGTGGATGGAAGACCCCGTTTACAGTAAACTAACATCCATGCACTTCTATGCTTGGGAAAAAGGGTTAAAAACCGGTATCTATTATTTACGAAGAAAAGCAAAGCATCAAGCACAACAATTTACAATTGAACCCGAGAATACAGAAAAAACAGAAAAGATGAATGAACACGATGAAATTTGTGAGTCATGTAGCGCTTAAAGATAAAAGAATAAAAATAATTTTATTTAATGTAAATATAATTATTTATTTATTTGTTTCTGTAGCAGCAGCTAATTCTACCAATGATGATGATGATTGGCTGGAAGATGAATTCGTCGATCTGCGTTTTTGCGTTGTCGATCTGCTGCTTCTACTGCTTCTAGAACTACTTCTGCTACTCTTGCTACTTCTGCTACTTCTGCTACTCTTGCTACTCTTGCTACTTTTAGACCTAGATCTAATTTTAGTACCAGTTAACAATGGCAAAGAAGCTACTGGGTTACATGTATATCCGACTGGAGAAATGCTCATGATATATTCGGTTATCTTCTTGTTTGTCCCACATACATCGAAACTATGTTTCAAACTAATACAATATACGCGCAAGCAAATAATTACATCGATAATCGCATCATGTAACATTTCTGGATTGGGTTCGTAACCGAAATAAAACTGATAAGCCTCTGTTAATTTGGGCGATTTAATTTTATAGAAAAACTTGGGTTCACCAGTTACCTTATCTATGTATTCATATTTGGTTTTCAATTGACAAATGGGTTTGGTTTTTTCCATAGAGCATTCAAAATGCGCATCGGTCATCATTGCTTCTATTTCCGGTACATCGTATTCTTCAGACAACCGTAATAGCTCAGCGACTACCATCTTTCGGTCAAATTGCGCATTATGCGCTACAACTATATCTGCTTTTTTTATATATTTCATAAATTCTTTAAGAGCATCATATATTTCAGCACGATTTACTTCATCAGCTGCCGCAATGGATGCCTTCGTAATATGATGGATTTTCGCACTGCTCTCGGATATTTCTACATGCTCTGGAATGTCAATGTACTTATTTACTATTTTAGCTCTCGACGGTTTATCGCTATCATAAAAAATATAACTCAATTGAATTATATGCGGCCAACTGTCAATGTGCTGTGACCAAGCGGACTCTTTCTTTTTTAAATCCGAGAAGCTTAACAACCGTTTTCCATATTCTTCTTGTTGAGCCCATGTTTCTCCGGGCATTCTTGGAGGCAATCCGGTTGTCTCTGTATCAAATACAACTATCTTCATGTTTTATATAAAGATATAAAACATAGTTTCTATTTCTTTTTGTTATTTCTTTTACTAACACTTTTTTTGTATTTTTTATCTATTCTCCTCTTAATTTTTGTTATTGTTTTTTTCCCTCCTCTTATCCCTTCTCTCTTCATATTATATTTTATTAGGCGACACATTCTAGCATCTTCGCATTCTTCATCGTTAACAAAAAACCCTTCACATGAAATGTCAAAAACATATATATTTTTGATACCAAGATACTCTAAAATACTAAATAATTCGTCATATGTTATTGATTCAACTAATCGTATGGGCTCTCCATTTTCATCAATACAATCTTTATATGTTTTTACAATTCCTAATTTTTGTAAAATGGGTTCTAAAAAGGCCTCCGAGATTATGTTTGTATTTGCTGGTATGGAATATAAAAAATTGCGATAATTATTCAATGTATAAATACCCAATCCATAATTTTGCCGTGTATCGCAACCGTTGGTAGAAAAAACCTTATTTATGTATTTGGGATTTTCTGTGAATTCGTTAATTTCATCTGTGTAATGACCGACTGTATAAGGCATATAAGGCATCGATTTATTCACCTTTTTCATGTCTGAATAGGAATAAGTTCTTGGTTCTTCATCATCTTCTTCTTCATAAACTGTATGATATTGTTCGACCTCTTTTCTATATTTTAGACTCTCTGCTTCAGTAATCTCTTTAAATTTCGAAAAATCCATTGATTTCAATATATTGCGTTTCATTTCATGTAAACTACCGATATTTGTTGTAGTAGTGTGTCCGGGAGGAGTTAATATAGACCGTTTTAAATTTAGAGGACATGTTTTAGTCTCCACCTTAGTAACATCTACACTCAAACTACCATGTGTTAGTATCATTAGCCCTAATGTATCGGTTTTTAAATATTGTTTTATTCTTGTTATTAGTTCCATATATAAATAGCATAAAAAAGATTGAATATTTTATATATTTTAACATTCATACGCCTTACAAATGCCAAATGTGCGTCGATGCCACTTGGTAATTCCGTATTGTTTGATACCATCCATATGTTTTTTCGATCCATACCCTTTATTGCTATCAATACCATATCTTTCCGATAATTCGGGATTCTCCGAGCAAAGTTCTTCAATGTATTTGTCTCGTTCCACCTTAGCAAGAATGGACGCCGCAGCAATGGGCGTAAACTTATTGTCACCACCCTCTACCAATTCGTAGTGAATTGTCGCCATTTTTGTCTTTGCTTTGTTTAATACTGTTAAAGGTTTGAAATAGTTGCCATCTACTAACAACAATATTTCGTCCTTTTCATTGGCTTGTTTATCATTCAGTTGTTTCAATACGTTTTTAATGGCTTTGTGCATTGCCGACTGAGTCGCTTGTAAAATATTTATCTCGTCGATCACGCGCTCGTCTTCGTATTCCACTGCCCATGCCAAAGCATTGGCTTTGATATATTCAGCCACTTGTTCAATCTTCTTTTTAGAATGGAATTTTTTACTGTCTTTCATTAGTGAATGGTCAAAGGAGTCGTCTTTAGGCAACACTGCGGCTCCGGCATATACGCGACCAAACATAGGACCTCGTCCAGCTTCATCGATGCCCACTTCTACACTAGGACCCTCATGAAACCATTTTTTTAAAGGTTCTGCTACTTTAGTTGTTCGCTTCTTCTTTTGAACGACTGGTTCCAGTTCATCGTCTTCCACAATAACAGCACTAACAAAATCGCTCTTTTTAGCCATATCTTCTAGGTTTGACTAAAATGAATATAATTAAAATATATCAATTTTTTTCACTATATAGATTATACAATGAAAGACGGATTGTTGATACTTTTTGTAATAATATTATTAGCATTCATTTTGTCTTGTTTTTTATGTCGTTTTTTAGGCACCACATATTATGGTAGAGAAGGAATGGACAATATGGCTTCTGGACAAGTATATTACGGACCTAATGGTAATTCCGCGCAAATCCAAACTGATGCGGATGGCAAAAATAGCTTGGTCGTTACCAACAGTGATGGTTCCACGTCTACGTATTCTGCTGCTGGATCGCCCAGTGAAACGGCTACCACATATAGCGGTCCAAATGGCGGGACAGCTCTAGTCCAAATGGGTTCGGATGGCAGCACTACTTTAACGATTACCCAGCCAAATGGCACCATACATACTTATAAAACAATGGCTACTGATACTTCAACTTCTACAACTTCTACAACTTCTTCAACTATGCCTCCAACTTCTTCATCTATGCCCTCTACAACTTATGACAATTACGACCATTATAACGGGACTGCTTATCCCACCGTGTTTTACGGTCCCAATGGCGGAACTGCTCGCGTAATTCAAACCGATAATAATGGTACTCTTGTTACGACAAGTAGCAATGGTACTACTCAAGTCTATTACATTAGTCCAACTAGTACGGATCCCAATGTAAAATCATATTATGGTCCCAATGGTGGCTCGGCTAAAATTGTAATGGACAGCAATGGTAAAACTGCGGTAGAAGTTACGTTGCCCGACGGAACAAAGGTATTATATTATTCAGACAATGTATATGCGCAGTCCAGCCAAGATGCTACAATGAATCAATATAATCCGGAGACTGTTTCGACGGGTTCAGATTACAACAGTGCTTTTTCGACTTCATCTTATTACGGTCCCAATGGTGGCCAATTGAACACGCTTACGGGTCCATCCGGAAACACATATGCTGCGTATGATTCGTCCGCATATTACAACTCGTTACCGCAAGGTATACCGAAAAATTTGATTCCACCGGGCCAAGAGGACTTGTATATATTGAAGTCCCAAATTGTGCCCCCAGTCTGCCCAGTTTGTCCGGAGCCAGTTGTAATCCAAGGCGATAATGATGTGACGAAATGTCCCCCGTGCCCGGCATGTTCGCGCTGCACGGAACCAAACTTCGAGTGTAAAAAGGTACCAAACTACAACGCATTTAATCCAGACACAATGCCAGTCCCAGTCTTAAGCGATTTCTCCAGTTTTGGAATGTAAAAACAATTTAGAAACAATACGATAAATAATATCAAGCAAATGGAAACCCTTGATATTATGAATAGTATAGAAGATTATAAACAAAAAATACTTGAATTACAAACGGAAAACACAGAATTAAAGGAAAGATTAAAAAAATATACAAACGGAGACAATAATAAACGATATTATGAAAAAAATAAAGAAAAAATAAAAGAGCAAGGTGCGAATTACTTGAAAAAATTAGCAGAAGAAAATCCAGAAAAAATAAAGGAATACAGAAGAACCGCATATCTAAAAAGAAAGGCAAAACTACAAGATGCTTAGTTTAATAATTATGCGTTAAACTATTTACACATAAACTACTTAAACATAAATAATATATTTTAAATAATGGAAAAAGAAATATGGCAAATTATAGATGATTTTCCAAGTTATGAAGTAAGTACATTTGGAAACGTTAAGAATATCAAAACCGAACATTTAATGAAGCCGCAAAAGGACATTCCCGGATATTTAAATTTGACATTACTTAATAACAATAAAAAATCGGTGCGTTGTAAGGTTCATCGATTGGTAGCAAAAGAATTCATACCAAATCCAGAAAATAAATTAACTGTTAATCATATTGATAGAATAAGAAGCAATAATCACGTTTCAAATTTAGAATGGGCTACAATGACAGAGCAAAATATTCATACGCATTCATTCAAAAAAATCTTAAAACCTATTAATTACCGCGCTATTTGTCGATTAGATATAAACAACAATGAATGTTTAGAAGAATATAGTTCTGTTTCAGATGCTGCTAAATGGATTATAAATCATGATTTAACTGCTATCACTGAAATGAACAAAAATAACCTTAGCATTATTTCATCAAAACTATGTGCTGTGGCTAATAAAAAAAGAAATCATGCGTATACTTTTAAATGGGAATATGTTGAAAAACATAAACATTTACCAGACGAAGAGTGGAAAGAAATACCATATCATATTATTAAAAAACAGAATTATTTTGTTTCTAATTTAGGAAGATATAAAAATAATAAAGGTGAAATAAAAACAGAACATATACCATCAAGTGGTTATATAAGAATATGTATTGGTAAATCGGTGTTTTTACTTCATAGATTAATCGCTTTCACTTTTTTAGAAAATCCCAAAAACAAGGAATTTGTAAATCATAAAGATGGTAATAAATTAAACAATACATTGGAGAACCTTGAATGGGCTACTTGCTTAGAAAATAATGTTCATAAAATTAACAGTGGTCTGTCAAATTCTACTAAGAAGGTTATACAATATGACAATAATATGAATAAAATAAATGAGTACCAGTCCATCCTAGAGTGTGCTAAAAAGTTAAATATTACTAGAGATATAGTAAGTAATAACTGTCGCGGTGTATATAAATCCACCAAATGTGGTTACCAATTTCGTTACGCGTGAATCAAAAGCGGGACATAATTATGCGTTAAACTATTTACCCATAATATTACAAAAAAATAATCTATTCATTATATAATGGCCGCTATCGACATATATAACAAATACAACAACTTTTTAAAAAGCACAGTTTCAATCATTGAAATCATCACATATACGATTTCAATCATCATCATCACTCGCAGCATTTTCATGTCCGTTTACATTTACGCGACCGAAATAGACGAATCGCAGCAAGTCTACAACAAAGTGCGTTTTATGTTGGGCCAATCCATTTCTCTAGCGTTGACTTTCATTTTATGTATAGAAGTTTTAAAGGTATTCTATGTTAAAACATACCAACAACTTGTCATTGTAGTGGTTCTAACATTGCTCAAACTAACAATTGGTTATTATTTAGAAAACGAAATCGAGGAAATTGATAAAAATATGCCGCAACACAAGGTACAATATTAAAATAGATATTTTTGATAAATTTCTAATCTCTCCTTTTAACGCACTTGTCATCAATTTGAATACTCTGTCCCTTATCGTCTTGTGGCACAATATTTAGAATACATCTCGCTTTCTTCCCATAAAGGGGCTCTGTACATCCCCTTTCCTTCTTATTCTTTTTCGTTTTGATATCCGAAAACTTGTATACTTTCGGCATTTCGTCGGTACACCTAGACCTAAAATGCTCATAGCGTTCTCTTACATCACAATAAGTTAAATTCGATTTCTTATGAAGCATCTTGTTTACCAATTCGTGCAAATTATACACATAACGCGAAAATGTATCGCGATTCTTCATATGTGACATCGTTAGAGGCAAGTGCTTAAAGTTGGTTTTCAAGTTTTTACGACACGCACCGCATGGCAGCACATTTTGTAAAGACAGAAAATAGTTGCGATAGTGATGTTTTTGCTCTAAACTTGGATTAACCGGATAATTGAAACTAATGGTATGTAACACATGCCAAAAAGGTGGACCCCAAATCGTCGTCAGAAACCCATCGCCGGAATAAAAATCCTTACTTTTGAATACGCGCTGTTTTCTTGTTTTTTTTCGATTGGATGAATGTTTACGAGTTTGGACCATTTATATTATCGGATAAAATATAAAAAACCAAAATAAAAACAAAAGAAACCCAAAAATATAATAAAATACAACAAAAAATAATAAAAA